ACCTGGCCCCAACAAGGCCGCCAGCCCCAACAACGACAACTTTTCGGTCTCAATCTCGATCAGGGTTTACACCCCCAATAACGACAGGGTCTAACGGCCGTGGTCAATCGCCAGGGCACTATCGTTATTGGGGGTGGCCCTGCTTGTGCAAGGCCGGTGCCGGTGACGTTGATCCGGCTTCATATGGAACGTGGTGTCCGAATGGTTACGGACTTGACAATGAATTGCTCGGGCAATCGAACCCTTGTGCAGACGGCACGCACACTATGCCTTGTGGTTGGTCGCTGGCCACACTACAGCCCCCAACATTGACGCTGTTGGGGCTACGTTTGACCCCAAGCACCGACCATCAAAGCGATGCCTCTACCTGGGTAGACGGATTTCGCTCGATCGTTGTTGGGGTCTGCTTACAAAACGTGCACGACGTTGGGCGCACTCCCTGTGCTCCGATGTCAGACCGGAGAGGGCGCTTCTGGGTGGGTTACGGGTCAATGCGCATGGTGTTGGCCACGACCAATTCAGGATGACTCGCAGGCATCGCACGGAATCCTTTAGGGTGTCTCACTGTGGGTCTCGTTGGTTGGAGTCAGGGAGTGTTTGCCGATCGACCATGCGGCAGCTTCACCGGGGTTACTACCGCTACTTTATTCACGGGTTCGCGCTGGCTTTTTGCTCAGGTTCGGGGATGGGGTGTCTTGCCTGCTTTTGTGCAGGAATCAGGGGGTTTGCATTGACCTATTGTTTTGCCCGTGTCAGATGGGACACGGTTAGGCCGATACCCCAACAATGGCAACATCTCACGACGCGGCTATTGGGCTTGTTGGGGTATCTCACAAGGTAAGCTGTAGCATCGTTTCCCTAAACTATCGGCAATGGCGCGGCTATGCCCATGCATGGGTATGCGTGGGCATGGCGTGGGCTATTGCTTACACGTTGTTGGGGGATTATCTACAGCCGATTTTTAAGGGACAACCCGAACAAGGGCTAGCTATGGCACGTTATATGTATAACGCGCAATGGCTTTGCCATTGTCGTTAGACCTAGGTCTAACGGGTTAGCGTGCTAAGCACAGCTTATCCATGCTATCAAAATGATAGCATGGATAAACAAGCCCGTTAAGGCTTGCTAACCTAGGGTTTAGACTGTCACGGGTTCTGGGGCTGTCAGTTCGGCATTGCGTGCAGTCAATTCGGCATTGCGGGCTGTCAGCTCGGCAATGGTGATCTGTGCGCCAGCATACAATGCCTCATAATCGATTTTTGCGGGTTTTGCCACGGGTTCGCCCTTGATGGGGGTCAAAGCATCAGCTATTAAAATGATAGCATCGCCGATTGTTTCGTCGTGGCTTGCTTGATCCGCTGACTTAGCCCCAGCAAGGCCAAACACAGCACCAATGGCGCGCGCTGTCGCTGTCGTGCGTGCTTTGCCCTTATCGGTGAACATTTTCCCCCACAAAGCAGCTTGAAGGGGGCATTTTGCATTGTGGCCCTTGTTGGCGATGATGGGCGCAAAAGTAGAATGACCGGCAATGGCATTAGACAAAATAGGCAGGATAGCGGATTCTAAAATGCTTGCTTTGAGTTCGGCGCCGGTAGTCGTCAAGTTACGGGCGATGTTTTCTTTATCACCGAATGCAAGGGTTTTGATTGTGGTCTTCATGATATGTACTCCAAGTAACATGCCGGATAACCTCGGCAAGGTGCGCTACTAAAATAGTAGCTTGTCACCCTGGTAGCGATGACATGGTTAGATCATACCACTGCTTTAAGCAGTGGTGTAATTATTTATATTAAATATTTATGACAGTTTTATGACAGTGACGGATACCCTTTTCGCCAGTGCCGCCGTCGGCCTGGGTTCCTGGGCGCCCTAAACAAAATTGAGATTTTTATAACTTTGCCTACGGCATGTGCTATACTATGCACATGAACATCACACGACACTCTCAAACATTCAAGGAGCTGGTGGCACGGCTCCAGTCCGGCGAGCTAACGCGCGCCCAAGCAGCGGCAGCCTACGGGCTCAACCCAGGGACACTCGCAAGTTGGCTGCTCAGGTCAAAGGTAGGGGAGTCCACGCGCACCAAGGTGGGGGACAAGTTCCTCTACGGCGCCGCCGCCGAGTTCGCCGAGCGCCTCGACCCCAACATCGCCAAACTTCTCGACGAAGCCACTGAGAAGGTGCTCGACGGCACGTTCAAGTCATGCCTCGCTGCCCATAAAGCCTATCCAGGCGTCGTTTTGGGCACCCTCACAGCCAGAGTGCGCAAGGCCCGGCTCGCCCAAGGCCTGCCCATCGGGCGCCAGGGTAAGAAGGCGCAGCCCGAGCCAATCAAACCCATGCCCCGCACCCCAGAGCAGCTCAACGAAAGGCTCGGATTCGACGTCGAGCTGCGCTGATCCACCACATGGCGTGAAATTTCACGCCATGCCAACCACCGTTCAACAACAAGAAAGAAAATATGAACGAAATCGCCGTAAACCAAACCCTGGTCACCATGACCAGTCTCGAAATTGTCGATGTCGTGAACGCCGCGCGACAGCATCGTGCGCTGAACACAGGTAAGGCGTTTAAAGCAGTTCGTCACGACAACGCCAAACGCGTTATCGCCACCTGCGTTAACAACGGCGTAATCTCACTTCCTCAATTTGAGGAAGTCAAAATCCAACGAGACCGCCGGGAAGAGGTCATGAGCGTTTACCGTCTCGACAAACGATCCGCCATCATCGTCACTGCCCAACTCAGCCCAGAATTCACCGCAGCGATTGTTGACCGGCTCGAGGAACTCGAAACCCGTCAGGCGCAAATCCCCACCAACGCTACTGTTGTCCCCAAGGACCTGCTCTCACGCTGCATGTACCTTGGCCCTAAGGGGCGCCCCACGGCGCAAGCCAAGTTTCTGGCGAAGCTGATGCTGCCGATCATTGGCCAGCTCGGTGTGACCAAGGAGTTTGGCCTGTGGCCGAGCCAGCTCGAAGAGATCGAGCGGGCCGACCGACTGGCGCTGTACGCGCACCAGGACCAGGAGTTCCGAACAGGGGCTGAGCACCGGATGCGGCAAGATCAGAGGGTATTGGAGCAGGTAGCCAAGCAGAAGGAAAAGAAAAAACTCCAAAAGCAGATCGCCAACGCGCAAAGGAAGCTCGAACAACTGACTTGACCCCCGCTACCGTATGTAGCTATCCTCATCGCCCATAACTAGAGTCGTAAAGACCACCCCTATGAAGCACAAATTTCAAAACCCCCATCTGAAGGCGCTGGCCAAGCGCCTCGTCGCGCTGGACACCACGCAGGCCACCATGGTCCGTGACGCCTGCTCCAACAAGAAGTACCGCACCATCGCCGACCGGGCCAGCGACTACGGCGTGGTGTTCAGCAACGAAGCCCTCACCAGCCTGACCGACACCGCCAACAAGGAGTCCATCCGTCAAGGCAAACCGGTGGGCGACTACCACGGCGCCAACATCTACCACCCCAAGGTGTTGGACGCGGTGTTCGCGAAGCTGGCGCAGTGCGGTGTTTGATCCCAACATCGAGGACGTCTTCGCCAAGCCGAAGGACGTAACCCAAGCCCAATCTACGATTGGACTTGACAACATGCCTGTCGACCAGTTGCTGGAGTTGCGCCGCCAGATCGAGGCGCTGCTGCCGGTGAAGGACATCAAGGACGTCAACCTGTCGCGAGAGCTTGTACTCCAAGTCCAAGCTCTCCAGGCCTTGCAGCAGCGCGTGCTCACCGACAACGAGGCGCCGGCCAACCAGCAGGCGCAAGTCGCCAACAGCCTGTCCTCGGCGCTGGTCAACCTTGTGAAGCTGCAGACCGATGTCTACACGTCCGAGCGCATGAAGGTCATCGAGTCCATCCTGGTGGACTGCATCAAAGACTTGCCCATGGAAGCCCAGGAGGAGTTTCTGGAGAGGTACGAGACCGCTCTGGGGAAAGCTGACGGTTCCTGAAATAACACGGGCCTAAGCCCGGGAGAGGGAAGATATGAGAGCAGCAATCGCGCTTGACGCGTGGAAACTTGACATTTTTGAGCGCCACCTGGCGAAGTCCGGGTACCAATACGAGCGATCGTGGACATCCGATGGGATTTCCTTCCTGTCCGTCGAGACCGACAACGTAGTGGCGCTGCACGAGGTGGTTCAGGCGGCCAACGTTGAAGCCGCGGGTGTGGGGACTAGGCAATGAGCACGACCACACTGACTGACGGCTCACCGGTGACGCCGGACCATCGCGAGATCGATCCCAACACCGGTATGCAGAAGGGCTACGTGGTGTTGTCTGCTGAGGAGCGCGCGAGGGGCTTTGTGCGCCCAGTGCGAAGGTCGTACGTGCACGAGGTGTGCGGTAGCACGACGACCATGGGCCAGGCGCTGGCAGAGACTTACGCGCGGGACCCGCACTTCTACAACGGGACGTACTGCTGCCGTTGCTGCAGTCACTACCCCGTCGGTGCCAATGGCGAGTTCCTGTGGGCGGACTCGGATGAGAGGGTCGGCACGTGAGTCTCAACGAGACCCAGAAGCACCACCTCGCGCGCATCCGGGCGGCGACGACCAACAAGCTGAACCGGATGGACCTTGCCAGGTGGATCGAGGAGAACACGTACATCAACGGCCGGCCCTTCAGCTTCAACAAACATGAGTACCAGCACAAAATTCTGACGGACAGTTCGTCGGAGCTGGTGATCCGCAAATCGGCGCAGACCGGCATCTCCGAGATGTCAATGCGGATGGCCTTGGCGCTGATCATGGTGATGCCGGGGGCGTTTCGCATCGGCTACACGTTCCCCAGCGCCGGCTTCGCTTCCAACTACGCCAAGACACGCCTGAACCCCATCATTCTGGACTCTCCGGCGCTGCGCGCGGCCATCAGCACCGCCGACATCGACTCCAGCGAGATCAAGACGTTCGGGCGCGGCAAGGAGCTGTACTTCAAGGGCGCGGCGGTAGGCAACGCAGCCATCTCCACGACGCTTGACATGCTGATTCACGACGAGTTGAGCTTCTCGGACCCTGAAATCATCGGTGACTACTGGTCGCGGCTGCAGCACTCGGACTACAAGTTCCGGACGTCTCTGAGCACGCCCACGTTCATCGGGGATGCGATCGACCAGGCGTTTTCCAACAGCCGCAGGCACTGGAATTTCTGCAAGTGTGAGCACTGCAACCACCAATTCGCGCCGGATTACTACGTGAACGTGAGGATTCCAGGCTACAGCGGGGAGCTTGACCAGATCAACAAGAACAATCTGCACACCGTGAGGTACAAGGAGGCCCAATTCTTGTGCCCGAAGTGTTGGAAGCCGACTTCTCTGCTGCCTGCTCGCCGTGAGTGGGTGTGCGAGAACCCGACGGAGAATCACTCCGCTGCGGGGTACCAGATTCAGCCGTTTGACGCGCCGCTGATCGTTTCGGTACCCAGTTTGGTGGATGCATCGACAAAGTACGCGTCGAAGGCCAAATTCAAGCAATTTGCGCTCGGATTACCCGCAACAGACAGCGAAAGCGGCTTCACCGAGGAGGAAATCGAGGGAATTGGCATCGAAATGGCCCAAAGTCCCTTTCACTCCCACGTAATGGGGGTCGACCTGGGCATGTATTGCCACTTTATGGTGGGGGGAATGGCCATGGATGGCACCCTGGTGGTGGTGCATTACGAGCGGGTGGCGCTGAAGGACTTCAGGACACGCTACGCGGCGCTGGTGGCGCAGTACCGGATCACGGTGAAGGTGTCGGACATCCAACCCTACACCGAGCTGATCATGTCGCTCAGCGAGACGGACCCGCGGCTTTTTGCGGCGCGCTACGTGACGCGCAACGGACTTGAGGTCTATGACCTGAAGCAGCAGGAGGCGGACGTCGAAAACGCCATCGAGGGTGTGCGCGAGGTGAGCGTGAACCGCAACGGCTTGTTCGACAAGCTGCTGTCGGTGATCCGGCCCGCCGAGGGCGACGAGTCAGGCATCAAGATTCGCAAGTGTGGCGACTGGGTGCTTCTGAAGCAGCACATGCTGGCGATGCGCCGGGGGCAGGGCCAGCTGCGCAACGGCGAATTCTCCAGTTTCTGGACCAAGCCGCCGGACGGCCAAGACCACTACTTCCACGCGCTGGGGTATTTGTGGGTGGCGTCGCAGATGCGCGGCGTGGCGTTCGCCGGCGGCGCCATTGCGCCGATGATTCGTAAATTCAAGGTGAAGGCGAAGGTATAACCCCGGGGATTTACTTTTCCCAAACGCTTGCCCAGTATCGCCCGCATGCTGGACAAACTCAAATCCTTTTTCGTCAAAGCCGACCGTCAGGCAGCCGCTGCGCTGCCTGACATCGTCGACCCCAAGG